CCTCCCGTTATAGTGGCCGGCTTTCGCCGGCCTTTTGATTAGATAGTGATTGCAATTTCGCCGTCGATCGTAAGATACAAGCGGCCGCTTATTTTGCGAATTTCGCCGTTTTCTAAGATTGATAAATCTACTATTTCATCCTCAAACATTGGCGAAATTGACGCGGCACAATCTGCAATTGAATAATCAAGGCCTTCACCCTCGCCGTAACCAATTTCGCTATCCTGATAAATCGCTGTAACTTGTATCATTTTGTTTTCCCCCGTTTTTGTTATTGGCCGCTGAATTTGCGCTGCCATGAAAAGAACTATAAAACAATTTTTTACACTTGTAAAGAAATATTTTACGAGCATGCAAAAAAAAGGCTCTTTTTTTGGCCTTTTTTAAGATAATCATTGATTGTTTGAGATTTTAGTTTTGAATATTTTGCTCTGTTTTTGTCATATAGTTAATAAAATGGCGTTTTGTAGTCACTCGTAGTCATTCTGTAGTCGCGCGTCGACTTACAAACAATGGCGCGCACACTAGGTTTTGCGGCATGTAGTCTTGTAGTCATTTATTTTATTAAATTAAGAGATAATATCGTTAATAATAATAGCGGTTTAGGCCATGCTAACTGAAATAGTCAAAAAAGTGACTTACAATGACTACATAAGTAATTTGATAACTTTTGTTACTTTGCCGCGCTGAGTGACGGTGAATGCAATATCGTCGACGGTGACGGATAGCGTGCCCTTATGTGTACGCTGAGAGATTGATACAAGCGCTGGCAGATATACCGCGGCGCCGGTTTTTATCGCGATTAATTGTGAGCCCGTAATATTGTCTAAGGGTTCGAGCGCTTGATGCAAGGCTAGCGGATTATTACAATGGCCTGAAAATATAACTTGTTTTTGTGACATAATTAACCCCGTTAAAAAAATTAACAGTGAGAATTTTATATGCCTTCAGGCCGTCCGGCTAGTGCCAATACTCGACATTTTCGGCGCTTTATTTCTGATTCTGAAGCGGCCATATTAACTAGCGCCGGTAGTGGCGACATGTCGCAAGGGTTTAAAAATATAATGGATATATACCGCGCGCTATATTTGCGCGGATACACGCCGGATAAAGATATAGATTGTTTTCTTGACAATTGTGAGAATAAAATAATCTCTGACAAGTAATAGCTAAAAGGTGCCTCATGTTCACGCCTCAGCGCCTCATGGCGACGTTTTCGGCGCCTAGTTGATACCTAGTAGGCCTGAGCTATTATCGCGGCTTATAGCGGCCATAATCAGCGTTATGTAAAGCGCGGCCAATAGCGCAAAGCTATGAATTTCGATAGCATTTTGGCAATAGGGGGGAGGGGGTAGGCTGGCCATGAAAATTTTACATCACCCTCCACCCCACACCAAAAAGGTAATTTAGACTTAGCAAAAAAGCAACTACCTATTTAGCAAAAAAGGCTATAGAATGCAAGCATGAAAACACCTATTATTGCTGACCGTTCAGTTCCAACCGAATTGCCAAAGACGGACAACCAGCGACTAAAAGAGTTGAAAGCCATGTTGCTAAGCGACAAGGGGACGAATGTGGTTGCCAAAGTGATTGACATCGCGTTGGACGACACGCACCCAGGTCAAATGGCGGCGTTGAAGATGTGTATGGACAGAACGCTGCCAGCCAGCATGTTCGATAAAGAGAAGACCCAGCGCGGAGCGGTGACGATTAACATCACCGGCATCGGCGCGCCTGAGATTAAGGATATCGTCGATGGATGACATACTCACCCAAATGGGGCTAACTCCACAGGAATTGAACAAGGTGACGTATCACCGCGCCAACATGGCCAACCCTGGCCGCGACGCCGACGGCAACCCGATTACAATTTACTCGACAGGCATCGAAGTGCCGTCTGGCAAGTACAAAGGCCAGTTCGTGTCGGTGCCGGGCTTTGTCAACGGTAAGGTTGTGACGGACGAAGGCGAGCTGTGGAAGATTTGGAAGAAAGACATCGACGCAGGTAAGTGGCCGATTTACAAGTCGAGCGACGAATTGAATGCGCGGGATCAGTATGTGCATCAGGTAATGGACTACGACATGATGAAGCCGACCACACCAGAGCCCGCGTTTATGTACAAAGACCCGTTCGGAGCGCCCGATTAATGGCTGATCTTAACTTTTCGCTCCTGCCTTGGCAGCAAGAAGTTTTTGCTGATCAGACTAGGTTTAAAGTCGTCGCAGCTGGACGGCGGTGCGGAAAGTCCAGACTCGCAGCCACTACATTGTTGATTGAGGGTTTGCGCTGTCCACCGGGCTCAGCGGTTTTGTACGTGGCGCCAACGAACGGGCAGGCGCGGCAGATTATCTGGAATGTGTTGTTGGAATTGGGGCGTGAGGTTATTCAGGCCAGTCACATCAACAATCAGGACATCACGTTAATTAACGGCGCAGTGATTTATGTGCGAGGCGCCGATCGCCCAGACACCCTGCGTGGTGTGTCACTGACGTATGCGGTACTGGACGAGGTAGCGGATATTAAGCCAGAAGCGTGGGAACAGGTTATCCGAGCGTCACTTTCCGACAAGAAAGGTCGTGCCATGTTTATCGGCACACCGAAGGGTAGGAATTTCTTTTACGACTTGTACAAGTCAGGACAGGATGAGAGCAATGAGGATTGGAAAAGCTGGCATTTCACGACGAAAGACAACCCGCTCATCGACCCAACTGAGATTGAGTCTGCGAAAAAGACTCTTAGTTCGTTTGCATTTAAACAGGAATATCTGGCAAGTTTTGACAACGCCGGTTCGGATATTTTTAAAGAAGAGTGGCTCAAGTATGGCGAGGTCCCGGAGTATGGCAGCTATTTCGTCGCTGTCGACTTGGCCGGATTCGAAGAAGTGGCTAAGCAGGCGGCCAATGCTAAGAAGAGGCTGGATGAGTCAGCAATAGCGATCGTCAAGGTAACGGACGACGGCAAGTGGTATGTTGAAAAAATTGAGCACGGACGCTGGGATATTCGCGAAACTGCGGCTAAAATACTGCTAGCAATTAGGAAATACAGGCCGATATCGGTGGGAATTGAGCGCGGAGCGCTAAAGAATGCGGTTTTACCGTATTTGAGTGACTTAATGCGCAAGAATAATGTATATTCCCACATTATCGATCTGACGCACGGAAATAGGAAAAAAACCGACCGTATCATCTGGGCGCTGCAAGGCCGATTTGAGCATGGCCGGATAATTTTGAACCAAGAACAAGACTGGGACGATTTTACAGATCAGCTCCTAATGTTCCCCGCGCAAGGCGTTCACGACGACTTGCCCGATGCGTTGTCCTACATTGATCAACTAGCCGTCACATCTTACTTTGAGGAAGATGACGATGATCAGTGGGAACCAATAGACATTATCGCCGGGGTATGACATGGAACAAAACGAATTCGATCAACCTACAGAGAACGACAAGGAACTAGTCTCGTTCGTTGTAGATCACTGTGACCGCTGGCGCGACTGGCGTAACACCAATTACCTACCGCTATGGGAAGAATACGAACGTATCTTTCGTGGTGAGTGGGCAGCCGAAGACAAGACCCGTGATTCAGAACGCAGCCGCGTAATTACGCCAGCCACACAGCAGGCGGTGGAAACACGTCACGCTGAAATCATGGAAGCCATTTTTGGCTCAGGCGAATTCTTTGATATCGAAGACAACGTAGTAGATGAGAATTTTGAGATCGACGTTGCGCAAATCAAAGCACAACTCGAAGAAGACTTTAAGAAAGACAAGATCAAGAAAGCAATTGATCAAATCGAATTGCTAGCTGAGATTTATGGCACTGGTATTGGTGAGATTGTCGTTAAGACTGAGAATGAGTACATTCCATCAATGCAGCCAATTCCTGGTCAACCAGGTCAAGCTGCAATTGGCGTAATAGAAAAGCCACGCGTAGCAGTGAAGTTGGTGCCGGTTAATCCGAAGAATTTCTTGTTTGATCCTAATGGTACTGAAATCAATGATTGTATGGGCGTGGCCATTGAATCGTACATATCGATTCATAAAGTCGTCGAAGGTATTGAGCGTGGTATCTATCGTAAAGTTGATATCACACCAATATATGAAGACACTGAGCTAGAGCCAACACAAGAGGTTAGCCAATATCAAGACGAGAAGGTACTACTCCTAAAATACTACGGGCTAGTACCGCGTGAGTATCTAAAGAAACTTGATGACAACGAAAAAGTCGTCGAGCTTTTCCCAGAAGATTCTGCGGCAGAAGAGTACACCGATATGGTGGAAGCCATTATCGTTATTGCGAACGACGGTCTTTTACTCAAGGCAGAAGAAAATCCGTACATGATGAAAGATCGTCCAGTGATGTCGTATCAGGACGATACAGTGCCAAATCGCCTGCTTGGTCGTGGTACGGTTGAAAAAGCATACAACATGCAGAAATCAATGGATGCACAAGTTAGATCGCATCTTGATTCACTTGCATTGACTGCTGTGCCAATGATGGCGATGGACGCAACGCGCTTGCCTCGTGGGGCAAAGTTTGAAGTGCGCCCAGGTAAAGCCTTCATGACCAACGGCAATCCGAACGAGATTCTTTATCCATTTAAGTTTGGACAGACAGATGGCAATAACATCGCGACTGCTAAGGATTTTGAACGTATGCTGTTGCAAGCGACGAGTACGCTTGATTCACAGGGCATGGTTACGAATGTTGCGCGTGATGGCGGTGGCAATGCAGGTATGTCTATGGCGGTTGCCTCCATCATCAAGAAATACAAACGAACATTGGTAAACTTCCAAGAAGACTTTTTGATTCCGTTCATTAAGAAAGCTGCATTCCGTTATATGCAGTTTGATCCTGAGCGTTATCCATCGACTGACTTGAATTTCTTACCGACTGCAACACTCGGTATTATTGCGCGTGAGTATGAGCAGCAGCAATTCATCTCTCTATTGCAAACACTAGGACCTGACACACCGATTCTGCCAATATTGATGAAAGGTATCGTTAGCAATAGTAGCTTGTCGAATCGTGCAGAGTTACTGCAAATGTTGGATCAAATGGCTCAGCCTAATCCTGATCAACAGCAGAAGCAGCAAATGCAAGAAATGCTGGCACTGCAAGCAGCTCAAGCACAGATCGCAGTCAATACTTCACAAGCTGAACGTAATCGTGCAGAGGCTGTTAGCACCATCATTGATGCTAAGTTAAAGCCGCAAGAAGTACAGGCTAAGATTATGCAGGCAACGACAACTAACCTACCAAATGATGCTGATCTAGCTGATCGCGAGTTTAATAAGCGCGTGAAATTAGCTGAGTTGGTCTTAAAAGAAGCTGACATCAAGAACAAATCTAAGATTGTTGAGATGCAGATGGCTGAAAAGAACAACAAAGTAGCTGGTATGGAAGAGGATTTCCTCGCTCAACTAGAGAAGGAATTGGGTAATGGACGTTGAAAGCCTAGCCAAACAGCTAATCCTTAAAAACATGACGCCGGAACAGCAAAAAGCTGTTCTGGAGTCTATTCGCGATTCGGTTAAGCAATCAAAAGAGATGCAAAAGCAGCGCATCGGCCAAAACGTCGGTGTCGTTATTGAAGCATTGAAGAAAATTGAAGCTGATATTCGTACTAAATACGACGAATTAGGTAATGTAATTGAGCAGCGCGTAGCAAATATCAAAGATGGTAAAGATGGTATTGATGGACGCAATGGTGCAAGAGGAATAGACGGTCGCCCAGGTCGTGATGGGCAGCAAGGTCCAGCCGGAGCCCCTGGTAAAGATGGTCTTAATGGCCGCGATGGTGTGGATGGTGTGTCTGTAACAGACGCAAAGATAGATTTTGATGGCTCATTGGTTATTTCACTGTCCAATGGACGTGAAATTAACGTCGGTGAGGTAGTTGCTCCTGACGTAGCGGAGAAAATTCGTGTTGTCGCTAACGGTGGTGGTACATCACAGTCAGTCATTGACGCTTTAGCGTCA